AAGTCCTGAATCGCAGCCAGCTGAGCGGCTTCACGGTTAAGCCCTTTGTACTGCAGCTCGGCCACCGCCATCTGATCGGTTAAGTCCTGCAGCGATTTCTGCCGGCGCTTTTCTGCCTGCTCCGCCTGGCTCTCAACTTTCGCAGATTCCTTGGCCGTCGAATTGCGCGCAGCTTCGGCGGCCTGCAGGTCGTACTGCTGACCAGCCAGCTCAGCAGCTGTGTTGACCTGATTCAGGTTACCACCTTTAGCAGTGGCCTCCATGCGCGCTTTAGTGACGGCTCTCAGGCGCTTATCAGTGATCGCCAGCAGCTTATTTTCGTCTTCAAGATCCTTATTGAAGTCATCGGCTTTTTCGCTGCGGGGTATCTGCAGGCTCGATGCGTTGAACTTTTCCTTAGCGTTAGCTGCCAGATTCACAGACTGCGCGAAGTGGTTCATCATGCCCGCGGCATCACCGGCTGCAGTACTTTCCCGGCTGAGAAGGTCGATGCCCGTTTTCAGGCCGGTAGTTAGCTGTGCCTGACCAAGAGTGATGGCGCTTTGAGTCTGGCTGAGGCGCTTCTGTGCCTTTTCCAGCGCGTCAGCTGCAATGTACTGATCGTCCAATGCTGAAGACAAAGCGTCGGCAGCTTGGCGACCGCGCGTGGTGCCTTTGCCCCAGTTGTCGATCTCCTTACGCAGGTCACTTACCCGGTAAGTGGCCTTATCGTAAGTTTTTTGCGCGTCATCAACGCTATCGCTGAGGCTGACCAGGCTTTCGCGCATGCGAGCAATTGACGCACCGACTTCTGTCGCTGACATCTCTTTGAATTTGCCAACCAGACCGTTGACGCTGTCGGCCAGGTCATTGGCCTCCTGCTTCGCCTGCTGCGCGCGCTGGTAGAAGTAGAAGATGGCGGAGGCCGCCAGAGTGGCCACGCCCGCCGGCCCGCCGATCAGCTCCAAGGCGCCGCGAGCAATATTTGCTGCAGCACCCATTGCGCCCTGAGCCGCTGCTACGCGGTAAGCGGCTGCTGCATTAGATATCTGCGCGGCAGTTGCAGCGGCCAGCGCACCGACGTAGCGGGAGCCCATAATGGCGGTGACTGAGAGGATGACAGTGGAGACCACGTCAAGGTTTTCGCTCAGCGTAATCACCGCGTCATTGAAGATGGCTACGCCAGCTTTAACTGTCGCCGAACTACCTACGAACTGAGTGATGTTGTTGCCAGCAATCTGGAAAGCCTGACCGATTGTCTGGGTCGTGTTGGCAAACTCTTTTCCGATCACATCACCCTGGCCCAGTAGGCCATTGACCACGACATCAGTGGTCAGTTTTCCCTGAGCGGCCATCGCGCGCATCTGACCGATAGAAACACCCATCGAATCAGCGAGGGCAACGATCAGCCGGTTGCCCTGCTCATTCACGGAGTTGAATTCTTCGCCGCGCAGCGCGCCGGATGCCAGACCCTGCGACAGCTGAATTATGGCGTTCTCGGCTTCCTGCGCAGTGGCGCCAGACACAACGAATCCCTGGTTGATGATCGTGGTGAGTTTCGCAACGTTTTCCGCACTGGTGCCGTACTCGCGAGTAGCACGCTCCAAGCGAGCGTAGAGCGACGCTGTGGCATCGAGGCTTGAGCGTGTTGACTGCGTGATGTCAAACACGCGCTGTGTCACCTGGGTGAGGCTTTCTCCGGTTCTAATAGAATTGGCGAGCTTGTTGTTGAGAGTCGTCCAGGCGTCGGCATATTGCGCCACTTGCTGTACAGATAGTGCCGCTGTAAGTGCAGAGGCAACCTTGGTAAGTGATGAGAATGATTTCTCTGTGCCGCTTACCGCCTTGCCAGTTTTCTCAAATTTGCCCTCCATTGAGTCGAGGCGGTCATTAACTTTTTGCTGTGACTCAATGAGCTTGGCGACGTTCATTTCTACTTCATAAACAATATTACCAACCTGTTGTTCGCTCGCCATTCATCTATCTCCGGGCATAAAAAAACCCCGCCGTGGCGAGGTCTGTTCGTTTTTTCTTTTCAGTAACAGTTTATAGGTCGACCATGGAAGATGATTGAACCATATGCACCATTGGTGTTTTGTATCCTGAGCACTTTATTGTCTCTCATAAAAGCCCAGTAGAGCTGCTTCCCGGTATAACCACCGTATGAATTTTTGGCATTAACAAACACGCAAGAAGAATAGCCATAGATAAATTTGCTCTGGTCAACCATGACCTCTTTCCGAGGAGTGGTGAACCCTGTGAACTGAGCAGATTCTGGGTCTTTTAGTTGGTCTCTGATTGCGCCTTCAATTAAGGGCTGATAATTGGTGGGCATGCTACCCACATCAGCAGTTTCTAAGTTGATATTTTTTACCGCCTGCTCGAACTCTGCATCTCTTTTTTTTGCTTCTTGCATCTGCTGATTAGGCGCACATGCAGACAAAAAGAAGACCCCAGCCAACAGCGTGCCAATTGAAACGCGATTATTCATATCCCTATCCCCATTCATAAGTATGGCGATAATCCTAAAGCGGATCTGATGCAATGGGAAGCAAGAAAACCCGCGAGTGCGGGTTTGGTGATGTCATGAGATTTAAGGAGATTGGCCGGAAACTCGGTCGATTAAGCGGCTACGCCACTGACGCCCAGCATTTTTGAAAGTTTAGTGAGACCTTTAGCGGTAACCAACACCTGCTCTACGACCTTTTCGCTGCCATCAGATCGCTCAACCGTAGTCACCTTGTGCTCAAGAACTCCTTGCTGAATTTTATCCTGGTAGGCAAGCCATACCTTGCCACCTGCTCGGCGATAGATCCATCGGCTCTCAGACATCATTTTGAAGAGGAATTTTGGCTGCACCTGAAGATGTTTGGCTGCATTAGTAATGCACATGCTGCCATCAGATTTCGCGATGCGGTCAAACGCCTCAACATCGGGCTGCATTTCCTCAACTTTATGCTCAAGCTCGATAACCTTTTCGCTGTAAGAAAGCAGGGTTCCACGGAGGAACTCGGCATCATTTAGCGCTGCCATAGGATCGAAAGTTGGCCGGCTCATCGCTTCAAGCTTATCTACCAGTGAACGACGCACAGCTTTTGATTCACGAGCAGCTACTCGCAATGCTTGTTTGATAGACATCGTGATGACGTCAATATCAGCGCCGTTTTTTCGACCTACACTTTTTGTGTAGGTCTCACCTTCAAGCTCATCAATAACTTTTTCGATGAATTTATTGTTCCGAACGGCTGGCTCCCCGCAAGCCTTCCTCGCGACGTTGACCATCTCCAGTAAAGACTGACTGTTGATAGTTTTGTCCGTGACAACTGATCCGCGTACTGCTAAATTATCTGTAAGCATTGATTGATACCTTGTCGTTTAGTTGATGTAAGCCGCCAACTCCACATTGGCGGTTTTTCTTTTTGCGCCATCCCATACGCCAATCAGTGAATCTCCCTTGTACTTCTTAATTTCCTGAACATTCCCTCAGCGTTCGCTACTGACCTTTCAGTCTTGTCCAAGTTTGCAGCCTCTCGCAAAAGAGCCTCTTTGGTCCCCTGCGTGAAGAAGCGCGTCTCATGCGCCAGGTCGTAGAAGAAGCCTGAGAACTCTGAGCGCAACTGCTTCATAGCTGGGTAAACCTCTTTGCCAGCCTGTTGCGCCTTATCCATCCACAATTGCATGTAGCAGAGATTCACCACTTCCTCGTCGCTGAACTGTTTGGTTGCTTTAGTCAGAAGTGATTCCTTTCCAACGAACTCACCCTCAATAACTTTCCCGGCCAGATACTCCACCGCTTCAGCAGTCTGTTTTGCTGACAGCTCGTCGATATGCTTAACGCCGAACTCTTTGTGAACCAGCTTATAAACAGCCTGGTATGTCATGCCGTACTTACCCATGATGCGGTTGACGATGCCACGCAGCGGAGTACGATCATCAACGGTTGTTTCCGGCTTGCGGATGGCAGCGCCTTTAGTCCAGTAATCGTGCAGAGCGGTGAAGCACTCTTCCTGATAGCGCACCAGGCGATCGCGAATGTCGTCGCGCACCTTCGCCGGGTTGATGCTGAACAGCCAGCCGTTGAGTTTTTTCAGGGGAATGCAGAGAAGCTGGCGCAACTTGCTATCACCGGCAACCATTGTGATATCACAACAGTTGAATTTTTCACGCTGCCTGTTCAGCTTGACGAACTGACTAGCCCAATCCAGGCCAATGTTTTCGACAATCGGTTTCATTGCTACATAGGCGACGCCTGCTGCCATTGCGGTGATGATGTGCTGTCCGTGGAACGGCAAGGAGGTGGTGTTTACTGCTTCAATAATTGCTATACTGTTCATCGTTAGTTTCTCGCAAAGTTGCTGACATCAGAGGCCCCGTTAGTGTTGACGCACTGCGGGGTTTCGCTACATTTAGGCCTTAATAAAAAAACCATCTTCCTTCAAGCTCCTCTCTATGCGCTTAACTACTTCACTGTTCACGGAGCGCCCTTCCTTCTTTGCCGCCATTTTAAGCAGTTGTTTTACTTCGTCCGGAAATCTTATACCTGTAGGTGTTATGTTGCGTGTATTTTCCAAAGTGAAGCCCTCGTGTTGTTTAATTTACAACTTTATACTACACGGTGTGTATTTAATTACCAACCATTTTTAACTACACTGTGTAAAATTTTTGATATCAGGCGTGTAGTTATGAAGGGTATGCGAACCATCGCCCCAATGGGCGTAAGAATTCCGGATGAGTTGAAAGAAAAAGTCAGCTCTAGTGCAAGGGAAAACGGTCGCTCCATGAATGCTGAGATTGTCAGCATCATTGAGAGGTCATTTACTGAGGGGCCAAGCCAAGACATTGCCTCTTTAAAAGAAATAATTTCTCATTTGCAGCAAATTATCGCGTTGAAAGATCAGATAATTGCATCCAATGAAGGCTCAATTTCTAGCCAGAGAGAAACTATCCATAGCATGGAACGAACAATTGCGACGCTTGAGGAGCATAATAAAATTCTCGAACTTCAGTTGAAGGGAAAGTAATCCTAGGAGATTAGAGGCGCACCTAATTGATGTTCGAAGCCTTCGCCAACCGCCTCGCCTTCTTCGCCAGGTAGTCATCAGCAACCGCTTCGTACTCGTCACGCGTGAAGCCTTTCTGCTCGGGATATTTTGCTGCAAGAAGCAGGGAAAATTCCGTCATGCTTAACTGCTCCGCTTCATCCCGGCTTATGCCAAAGTGGTTACGTGCGGCGCTGATGTACTCGAAGGCGTTGAACTCAGTAGTAGCTTTGTTGCTCTCATGCCGCTGAAGCTGTCGAACTTTCGCTTTGCCGATTATGCCGTGGGTGATGAGAGACTGGGCGATCAGCACCATGTCACTCAGTGGTATCGCCCCTTTACGCCAGACGAACGTCCATTTGCCTGACTTGCCTGGGATGATCTCGCCGATTAGCCGTGACAGGTCACGTTCACAACACGCAGCCAGTACGCTCATTGCGGCCATGATTGCGGGTTTGCCAATCTCCTTGCGGCTCACATGAGCGAGCAACCATGCTGGGATGGTGCCGTATGCATCCATTGCGCGCTGAAGCAGCGGTGTAACCTCATCGTTATGCAGGTCATAGAATGCCTGCACGATCTCCTGTGGCTCACCAATGCGGCTCATTGCGGCGAATGATGGCCGGAAGAAATATTCATCCTCGCCAACTGTGATAAGGCACTCGCCAATCTCTTTATAAGGTGTCATGGGTTAATCCGGTAACAGACATTTTCGGGGCCACCAGGTGGAAGCCCCTGAAATGGCAGTTACGAAGCGGTAACAGTTACCGCTGTAGTGCCAACCTTTGCGCCGTCCGTGGTAGTGAACGTTGCGTTTCCGGTGCCAGCAGCAACGCCAGTTATAAGGCCGGTAGTGCTGATGGTGAACTTCGACGTATCGGAGGAGGCCCAAACACCAGTTTTATCGGTAGCGTCAGTTGGCGATACCGTGGCGGTTAACTGACGGGTTGCGCCAACAACGACAGAGGTAGTTGCCGGGGTTAGTGCAACGCTGGTGACAGGAACTTCATCTGGCGTCTGTTGAACATCAATAGTGTCAGAGTCAGCGACTTTAAACTCAGTTGACAGCGTCACGATGTCGTTACTTCCGCCATCTGAGTTCAAGGCCGTAATGACCATATAGCCTGCAAAAGTCACAGGGCCATAATCCATAAACACCCAGATAGTCGGCTGGCGACCCGCCTTCACTTCATCGTTGTAGTACTTGATGAATTTACCAACACCGAACTGATCCAGCTTGTCGCGCTTACGGACTTCACCTTCAAAGCTGATTGTGAAATCCGAGTTGGTTACGATGTTTTCAACATAGCCCTTCGTATCATCAGCATCGCTGGTGACAGTATTTGGACTGAAGTCAAAACCTTTGGAAGTGC